GTATACATTAATTATTTAAAGATATTTTAATACAGCTTTACACACAGTTTTTTAATTTAAAGGAGAATATTATGGCGTTAGAACAAGATATCGCAGAGCTCGTTACAGCATCAAATAATTTAACGCAAGTTGTTGATGATAAAGTTCAGCTGATTGATTCTAAAGTAACAAATGCTGAAACTAAGATAAACTCGGCAATACTTAACTTTGCAAATAGCCATTCATCACAAATCATTTCATATTACGATAATGCACGGCATTCTCAAACAAGTATAAACCCTGAAATAGACCCGCTAGATGAAACTAAAACAAAATGGAAAGCCTTGCCAACAACTGGTACTGCTGTTCATATGTATCCATCGGTAGGTCAGTTAACTAAAGTTCACTCTACCAATTGTTATAGCTATCACCCGGGGCATTATGAAGACCCTAAACATAGCAATGATCATAGTTGTACTTATGTACAGTTTGTTTTGGCAAATGACAGTGCAACAAGTGAGCAAATAAATACACAATTAGCACTTCAAAATAGCAATCATGCTTATTATGGTGGTTGGTGGGATGGTACAGGGGTTTTTGATGCTAAAGTTATTCGCGTACCAGGCCAGCATCCTTATAGTCGACTATTTATTCGTTATATAAACCGTGTAATTGTAGAGGGTAAGGCACCGCAAAATGTTATCAACTTTGGTGGAAACCCGACATTATCGGTTACAAAAGTAATAAATTACCCACATATAAAGGCATAATTATGACTGATTTTAATGAACAAATTCCAACAAAAGAAATATTTTTACAAAAACAGCAGGAAAATAATAAACTAGTAGCAAGAGGTGAAATATCAATAAATGTTGCTGATACGCCTAGCCTTTTAGGTACCACATCAGACTCAATTCATTTAGTCTTGTTTGAATTAGCAAAATTATGTGAGTCACTTAATAAAGTAACAACTTTAGCTGAAGTGAGAAGTTCAGCTAAACCTTTGACTGACTTACTATCTGGTTTTTCAGCTAAAGTAAATAGAAGAGAAGTGAAATTACCGTATCAAGCTAAAGGCATCGATCAAGTTATATTTGATATAGAAAACAGAGCAACATCCGTTGCGAAAATATTAACTGATAACAACTAATACACACCTTAGCTTTAAAAATACCTTTTAGGTCATACTTGACCTGTTTCTATTAGTAAAAAAAAGTATGATTAATCTATGCTAAATACTTATTTAGTATAAACATTTCCCCTTGTTTCAGGCCCTATAACATAATGTTATAGGGCTTTTTTATGTCTTTAATTTTTGAAAATCAGCATAATGCGAGTATTTATATCTGCTGCCGATTTTTCATTTAACAACTTAATGGAGTTAAATATGGGTCAGATAGATTTTGCGGCATTACCACCTGCTGATATTATTGAACCAATAGATTTTGAACAACTATACCAAGAAAGAAAACAACGTTTTTTAGCAATCGCACCACAATACGCTGAAGCATTAACCTTAGAAAGTGATCCTCTTGCTGTTGTAATGCAAACTGAAAGCTATCGTGAAATGTTACTTCGCCAACGTATCAACGAAGCTGTACATGCCAATTTATTAGCAACTGCCACAGGTACTGACTTAGATCATTTAGGTGTATTTTATGGCATTAACCGTTCTGGAAATGAATCTGATGACGATTTTAGGATACGAATTAGAGATAGAACCATAGCATCAAGTACCGCAGGTAGTAAGGCACATTACCGTAGCCGTGCAATTGAAGTAGATCCTTTGGCCATTCGTGATGTTGAGATCGATAGTCCAATTGAGGGGGAAGTTCGTGTTTCTGTACTGGTCCGTACTGGTCACGATATCGCAACTGTTGTTAATAAAGTTAAAGCCAGAGTCAATTCTGATGATGTCAAAATGCTAACCGATACGGTAACTGTGGTATCTGCTGAATTAATCACTGTGCCAGTAGTGGCTGATATCCACTTACAAGCAAGTACTTCAAGTTTGGTTTATGAAAACTTAAAACCACAGTTATTAACTATATGGGAAAAGTCAGCAAACTTGGGCTGGGACTTAACACCAAGTTGGTTAAATGCGCAGTTACATAAAGAAGGCGTTCGACATGTAGAGCTTAAAACTCCAACTAAATTACTGTCTATTGCTTCAAATCAGTGTGCGGTTGCTGGTGAAATTACGTTGAACTTAATATAGGAATTTTCATGACTGTATTACCACCCAACACAAAACCTTTAGTACGTACACTAGACAATATCAATAAAATGCCAACAGAGATAGATGATGCTATTGGTCAATTACATACCTTAAAGTCAGAACCTTCAAATAATTTATTACATTGGTTAGTATGGGAGTATGGTCTTGAAGCCATTTTACCATATAGCCATGACTTAAAAAAAGTCCTTAAAGATGGTTTAAGTTGGCAAAGAATTCGCGGTACACCTCAAAGCTTAAATTTAGCCCTAGGTTGGATAAATTTAAATAATGTAAACATAGAAGCAGAGCCTCCAGGCAGGCATTTTTATGAATATCAACTTGAAACCGGGAAAATTGCCGGTGATAAAGATGTTTCGCGTATATTAAACTTAGCGAAGCTGTCAGCTCCTACACGTTCAAAGCTTTCGCGACTTTATCATAATTACGACATCAGAAAGCTAAATTTATCACAAGGCGAATTTGGTCAATTATTATCTGATTATTCTGGTACTTATTTTTATGATGGTGAATTTACAGCAAGTAAGGTGAGTTTTGCCCGTGATCACAAGGTACATTTTACTTATCAAGCTGTAAATAATGGAATCAAAAGTCAGCTAACTCATAAGCGTCAAAGGAGTTTGTCGTATTCATATCTTAAAAAACAAGTGCTTAGCAAGTTTGTTTTTGGTGACTGTTTAAATAAAGGTTTTTCAAGTGATGTGATCGATAATAGACGTCACTCAGCTTTAATGTTATTAGGTGCTAGAACTTGGTTAGGTAGTTGGGGTGATGTTTCCTGGTCAAATGCCCGTTATGGTGTAGTTGGTATTAAAAACACTGAAAATTAAAAGTATATAGAATTGAGTTATATCAATTCTTTTAAGTTAATGATCAAATATAAATGAGCTCATACTTAATGGAATTGGTATTCGGTCATACTTGACCTGTTTTGTTCCATGAATATCAGTAATATACACCTATACTTGAAACAGACCTATAATAAAGTTTAATGCAAATATCTATTTGAAATATTTGATTAAACTGTTTTTAATCAACATGGCTTATATCACCAAAGAGAATACTAAAATACTAAAACTTAATCTTGTTTTTCTACAGGTTAACGAAGCCTGAATGTACCCTTGTTGGAAATTGCATTTAAAGAACAATATATTTATTGAACCCGCATTTTGCGGGTTTTTTATTGGCCAAATTTCGGCCTGAATTTTCGGTTAACGACCGTTTAAATCATTAAAGGAGCACACAAATATGGCCATTTTAACGCAAAGCGGTCGTACAGCACTGGCTAAATCGATTGCCAGCCAGTCTATTTATATGGGCTGGGGCAAAGGTCAAAGTGAATGGGGAGAATCTCCTCCGCAAGAGTCAATTACAAGTAATAAATTGTTTGATGCCGTAGGTTATCGCAAAGCCACAACTGTTGCTTATTGTCAGCTTGATGATGATGGCGACATTGAACTTGCAACAGGGCGTTTTAAATTATCAGACTTACCAACGAATCACTTGTATTTTAAGTTTAACTACGATTTTGAAGATGCATTAGGTGAAACCTTGAAAGAAGTATCTGTAATGGTCGGTACTGAACCTTTAGATAATAACCCTGATGGACAAAGGTATTTCACGCCCCTACAGGTTAAATCAACTGGCACTTTATTACTGTTAGAACACCGTAGACCTTTGTTTAGAGATCAAGGTGTACGTGAATCATTTGAATTTGTTGTGTCATTTTAAGGTGACTGAAAATATTTTAGCGGAGTAAGTATGCTTAAAAATTATTATGAAAGATTTACCCCAGAACAAGGGTATGAAAAGTTATTGTTTCG